AAGCGATAACACCAGCAGCACCAATAAAGCCAAATGTACCACCTTGTGCAAGTGCTTTGGTTGCTCCTGAATAGGTGTCAATTATTGCCATAGATACTGCAAGGGCTTTACCAAACTTTGAATTTTCTCCTACCAACGATTGAACACCATTTAAAGCACCCATCACGGCACTCATTTGGTTTTCAGCAACCATTTTCGCTTGTTCGATTTCGTAGTCCGCACGTTCTTTTGCAAGTTGTTTTGCTTCTTCGGTTGCGGCTGCATCGAAATCCGCTCTTGCCTTTGTATTTGCTTGTGTATCGGCAGTATATTGTGCATCCAATAACAACTTTGCATTTACCGCTTCAACATAAGCCGACGTACCTTCTTTGTGTCGATTTATTTCTTCATTCTTTAATTTTAATTGTGCCTGATATTCGTCATCAATAGCCTTTTGCTTTGCGTCAAATTGCTCTGCACCCTCTTTTATCATTTCCGCATTGCTATCGGCAATTATTCGATTGGCTTCAATTACCCCCTCGGCTAATGCCTTGGTCATCTCAATAGATTCCTTATCCAACGCAATTTTGTTTTGTTGCTGCTCGGATTGAATACCTGTTGTTTTTGCCAATACCCCTTGTTTATCGGCTTCAAGTCTTAAAATGTCGTTTTGTAGTTGTACGTTATTTTTATCAACCGACAATAAAACTTTTTTTTGTTTTATTTGCTCATTCAGGTTTGCTATTTCAGCCGCTTGACCTTCTTCCAACTTTTTCTTTAAATCATCATTGGCTTTGATACGTTCTTCGATTGTTTTGGTTTCATCGTCACGGACTTGCCTTAATACCTCCGCTTGTCGGTCATAGGTTTCAATGACACCTTGCATTGCGATTTCTAACTTTGCCAACTTCTTTTCGGCATTAACATAAGCATCAGCATTTTTGGCAGCGTTCTTCGTTTCGTCTGCAATGGTTTTTGCAGCCTTACCCAAGGCATCCATACCATCCTTGACAAGACCAACCGTGTCATTAACTCCCAATACAATTTTACCCACGGCATTTGTGGCGGTCTTTGCCGCTTCGGAAAACTCTCCTTTCAATAAAAGTCCAATTGCCTTACCCACTTGTGGGATGTATTCCAACAATCCTTCAAATCGATTGGTGATATTGGTTTTAATCATCTCACCAAATTCTTTCAATGCTTTTACTGGGTCTTTGAAAACTTTGTTTAAGGCTACGAATAAAGGATCAAGAACTTCAATTACTCCGTTGACAATGCCTTGGAAAACTACCATTGCTTTGTTCATCAAGTCTTGGACCTTTTGATTTTTCATTAATGCACCGCCAAGACCATCAAGTAATGACATTACCGCCCCAATACCAAGACCGCCTTTTAAAAGCCCTGCTAAACTTCCGAAGCCTTTTTTACTACCTTCGGCAGCCTTGCCCGTATTATCAAGGGCATCATTGACTTTGTTAATGTCTTTAACTGCCTTTGAGCCTTGTACCTCTATTGGTATGACTATTTTTTCTGCCATCTTTTTACTTTTTTAAATGTTTGCTTCCAAGTTGTGGCGTATTGGTACGCCCCTTTGGCTATCTCTACATTTGAACTAACGCCGTAAAACTCGTTAGTTTGGACTAATTTAATTATTTGTGTTATCATATATGCTCAACCATTAGCGTTGCCACCCCTATATCTATCGTGTGACTACTTCCACTTGATTTTTTTAGTGCCATTTGTATAGGTGCTGACAAAGGAATGTCAAAGTACCCGTTCAAAGTTGCATTACCTTTATTGGAGGTTAATACCGCAATAGAAAAAGTAGGCTTACCGCCAACCATTATTGCGAATGTCAAATCGTGGCTTTGTCCGTGTTCATAAGATAACTCGGCAGTAATTTTAAATTGACCGCCATACAAGGGCGTTATTGAATCGGTAGCCGTAGAAAATACCAAATCTTGGGTATCACCCGTTTCGTATTGTGTTGTCAATGGCACAACGACATAAGTTTCATTTGTTGGAATGGTAACCGTTTGGTCAAGTCCTTGCCCTGTTTTGATACGTTTTCGCCTTACCAACTCATTCAAACTACCTTGATGCCAATTTGTATTGGAATCTAAATATTCAACTTTGCCCAATGTACCAGTAGACAAACCACCACCCACCAATGGGATGGCGTTTGTGATTGCCCTTCCAACAATGTCACCATTCAAAAGGGTTGTACCTGCTGGATTACTTGTGGCATTTTCCCAGCTTGGGGTAATTCCATCAGATGCGATTCGTAAAATGTCAACATCAGGATAACTTATTAATTGAAGCGATGCACGTTCATTCAACATATCATATTCGATTTGCTGAATCTTGTAGTAATTACCACTTACCGCAATCGTGTCATTCATTTGGAGGTTCAACCATTCCCCTACGGGTAAAATAGCAGAGAAATAAACCACACGGCTCCTTGATGAGAATAGGCGTGATAAATACTTTTGCCAATACTGGGTGAACATCGTTTTGGTTGCCATATCTCCTTGTATAGTAGTTTCTAAACCGAATGCCAAACTATATGAATTTTCAGTCGTTGGAAATTCAGAGTAACTTGAAATTAAAGGATAAGCAAATTGTGTTGTCTGATTCAGGTCATAGGTGTACGTCGTGTTGGTTTGCCCGACATAATAGAACAAAAGTAAATCGTGTTTCACTTGCTTCATATCGTTATCAAGCATCACGGGAATCTGCAAATTGGTATTACCTACATATTGCCCTTTATCGTTAACTTCTTTTATGATTGATGGTACAAGTACATTAAAAGGGGTTTCAATCATCAATTCATCATTGGCGAAGTCAACATCGGGCGAAGCCTTAACTTCACCGAACAACCGATTGAAAGTAGATTGAAAATTTAAAGATGCAACATCTTGACCTTCCAAATGATTCATTTCTATTTGGCGTGGTATCGACATTTTTTCGTGTCGTATGTTTTCCACATCAATGTACTTTGTCCAATCCTTTGTACTACCCAAGGCATAATAATCGTCAATGTTGTGTAACTCAAATTCGGTTTCACTTTTTGGAATCAGAACCCCATTAAAGGTTTTCAAAATTCCGTTCATAAAGTCACTAACCTTCATTTGTGGCATCGTGTCAACGATGTTGAGGGTTGTGCCTTCAATGGCAAAAGGAACTTGAATCAACTCAAACACTACATTTGTAATTGTACACCCTACTGGTGCTGAAATAGCCATTGCCACCGTCACATTGGTATTTAATTCAACGATGTAATCGGCAGAAAAAGAACCTGTACCACTTGTAAATCGATTGTACTGAATCCAGTTACCAGCATTGATTAACGAGAAACCAACATTACCCGTATTGACCGTGACATCGCAAGAAAATCTGAAAGTATATTTACCTTGCAAGTAGGTGATGTAAATATTTTGACCTACGTTCCAATATCCACTTGGGTTACTTACTACCGTGTCAAAGGTCATTTTAACATAACCAATCCAGTTATTGGTAGGTGCGTAAACCCTTGATGCAGTTGTTACTTTGAATTTTGCATCTTGGTTTGAACTATTCTGAATCGGTCCTGATGTACCCATTGGGGCAACATACAAATCATCAAATTCATTCCTATCCAACAACGAACCCGACAAGGTGTAACCAATAGAATCAAAACAAGTGCTTATCATATCCTTCAAAAGGACTGCTGGGCGTAAATCGTTGACCAAAAATCCACCATTTAAGGCAGTACCACCCCCATACATATTGTTCTGAACCGTTGGGGTACGGCAGTATTGCATTCCCTTATACCAATCGACAATTGGATATAAAATTGAACCACCAACCAAGCCACCGCCCCAGGATGAAATCACATTGGCATAACTGACAACGTGGTTGTAATCACTCCAATCTATTTCTTGTAGGGTTTTTTCGCCCCATTGAGACATCGCATTTTTCCCTTGTCCGTAGAAAACCAAGTTGTATTGTCTTGGCAATCCGTTTTTGAACTCAACACCCGTTAACTCAACGCAACCTGTGAACACAGGAAGTGAATGAATGAAGATTTGAGCATCTAATTTTATAAAGGCATTCCAACCACTAAAAACCGCATTCTCATCAAAGTAGTTTTGGAATATCGGATCGTTGATTGATGTGGATGGAATTACAAATTGTTGTGTAAAGTCGGTTTTTGAATTTGATAAATCCTGATAGTCCTTAATTTGTCGTACAAGTTGGATGGATTCATCGTTAAACAAATCAACCGCCACATTTTCAATAACAAGTGAAAATCTCATCGTACTATTTTGTTTATTAAAGGCTGGTTAAATTCAAGTTGAATTGTGTAGTCGATTAACTTGTCGTTTACACGTTTCTTTTCTGCGAATGCCGAATCGGTTACCCTTGCTGAAAAATCATCAACAATAATTGAACTACTTAAAAACATTTGTTGAATTACTTGGTTATCATTTTCAGGAATCCAATTCGTGTTGATTGTTAACTGGGTTTTTGCGTTCACGTTAAAAGGAGTCATCACTTGCACACCGTAATCCCACGCCTGTGATAAATCAGTTTGTCGGTAAATAGGCTTTTCGTAAATTTCAGATGATACATTTTGCGTCTTTTTGCTCACCGCATTAAAGCAATACGAATCATAAACACCCCACTTATTTAAAAAATGTGCAGTTACATTCCCGTATCGGTTCAAGCAATTCCGCACAATCGGGAATACATAAGATGTTGAAGCCGTTGTAAAAGTCACGTTAGTGTTTCCGCTAACTGCCGCAGCCGATAACAACTGAATCAAATCCACTCCCTGAATTTTGGTTGAAGATGTGCTAACCGTGTTCGGGGTAATTGTAGTTGAACCAATGGTGATGCCAGTAATAACATCGGCATCGTACCAAATGTAATACGATTCAGCACCTTGTGTAATATAAAAGGTTTCCTTATCGGTAAATACAGGACCTGTTAAAGAGGCGTTAAACCCTTCCGAGGTATATACATAGCCCATTGTAGCCAACACCGTGTTGGATGTCACCACCGAGGTACTTCCAGCGGTGTATTTCCCTTGTACTTTTACCGCAACATAACAAGCACCCCCACCAATGTTTGGCTTATAAGTGCCATCGGTAAAAAAGTCGCTTGTGAGTTGTTGTTGTACAATCTTATGTACATCAATCCAAGCCCTTCCGCTTCCGAATTGGTCGGGGAATTTCTGAATAGTTGCATTTGGGTTCGCTGGGATGGTAGTTGTACCACTCCACGCAAATACTTTGAATTCATAGTAGAATCCAGCACTTGCATAAAGGCTATCATATGCCTGATATATCATTGAGGATAATGCCCCAACTCTTCCGCTTGGTTGTTCGTTAAAATTCATTTCTTAAATTGTTTTGTATGTCTTTTTTTACTGCTGCTGCAATCTCATCTCTATACTTTGCAAGTGTTGCCCTTCGGGGCATCTTAATGAAATCAAATGGCTCTATTCCAAAGTGTTTAATTTTTCGGTTCATAGCAAAAACCATCCCTTTCCGATTTGAATCATTATTCTTTATAAACTGCCCAGTTTTAATATTTCGGGGTTTGATATTTTTCATCTTTGCCCAACTACTCAACTTGTCACTTGGTATACCTTTACCACCTCTATACTTACCTTCGGGTTGCCTTCCGTTTATAACTGCTTGTCCATACCAATCCATTTCAACACCAAATTCCAAACCTTGTGACCATCCACGAAGTGAACGTACCAAATTACCCGATGCAACCGAGTTTCCTCTAATCGTTATTCGCTTGGGTGGTCCCGCTGGTTCCCATTGTTGACCGACTTTTTTCCAAGTGGCACGAATACCTAATTTTGGGCGTTTGGCTTGGAGTTCCAATTTGGCTTGGGATGCGAAAAAGTCTGATGCCCTCTCAACAACCGCCTCGGTTAATTTATACTTCATTGTAACAATCGGTTACCCAAGGTGATTGAACATCCATATTTATGGTGATGTTGTACCCAGCCAACACATCTTTGTCAGCCTCAATGAATGGCACAAATGCAATAGGTTTTTGAATCATAATTGATTGATTGTACTGCATTTCCTTTTCCCTTAATTTCAAACTGAATTTAACATAAAGGTCCTGTAAAATGTGAGCATAGTTTTGATTTTCGGTATACCCTTGCTCGGAATACAAAGTGATCAACGATTCCTGTTCATTCTCACCCTTCAAAAAGTTGACAATGTCCGCAATAATCACATTCATCTGAATGGTTGACACATAGTCGTTTAATTGAACCGTTTGAATGGTTAAGTGGGTTAACGGGTAAACCGTAACGGCTTTAAAACCCATCTCGGTTAAATTTCCGTGGGAATAGTTCCATCCTAATTCCTGTGCTATCTCTTGAACAATGGCGAATGCCGTGCCTATGTTATTATTCATCGTTTTGTTTTATTAATAATTTGTCTTTCCAATGTTGCCAAGTCGCTCTTGTAAGCCGCCCACATCGTATTGGTGTGCATGGGGAGTTTGCTAACTGCGTCAAATTTTGTGACATCTCCGTCAGTGAGGAGATGTATGAATCCCATCCACCCCCATTTTTTGTTGAACTGGTGTTCATCAGTTTTTCCCTCTGACTCTCCGAAAATTTCAGGATATAACTCATTAAATCGTTTCCTAAACTCCAAAAAAAAACCAGCGATCCGAATGCAATGTCACTTGGCATTTGTTTAAAACTCTCGTTTAATTTGCCCTGATAAGGCTCAATTAAATATCGGTTGTTTTGCCCTTGTGTAACGATGGGGCGATATAGCACCGACATCATTTTCCAAAGTGCCATTCCTTCTTTTTGATACGAATCAAGGTCAACAAATTCACCCGTACTGATTTCATCAAGATTAGGGATAAATCCGTATTCCACACCTTCGTAGGTGAAGCGATGTTGAAACCTTGGTTTCTCATCCAAACACTTGGTAATTAAATCCAAGGCGTGATTTAAAATCTTCAATGGTAACTTACTCACCTCTGATAAAGAGATATTACAAAAGATTGCAACCGCATTCAATGCCCTTTCCTCTGCATCCATTTTTAGGGATTCGTATTCTTGCATTTGATACAAGGGGATTTCACTCAATTTGGTTGGTATGGTTATTTCCATCATATAATTAACGATTGATTTATTGTATGTTTTAACGTATGTCGTAAGAGCCAAAATTCTTTTTCAGCCCAAGTGATTCCATCTCAAAGTAACGCCACGCATCAATGATGTGGTCATCACCTACGGGAATCGGTAAGGTTTTCCCATCTTTGCCCTTATCCCAGCAGTACCCACGCAATTCTTTTATGAGGTTGGTTGAATCTTTGGTTATCATATAGTTTTGACCTTGCATCACCTGAATACCGTAATTGATAGAATCCTTACCCTTGGTTACCCCTTTGATACTGATTCCAAATCTGCGTATTTCTTCTATTGATTTAGGTTCAGCGGAATCCGCATAGACGGGAACTCCCTTTGGAAGCACTTTGGCAATGTCGGAATTTAGCATCCCGGTACGATAACAAATTTCTTTTATTATTCTTTGGTCGTTGTATTGGTACACCTCAACGATTGCAGTCGGATCAACCGAATAACCAAAGTCAACACCGCAACCCAATAACCTTGCATCATCAGGGATGGTGTCAATTAGTTGATAGTTTGAGAATATAACCCCTTCAAGATTTCCAATTTGACCAAGCCCATATACATTGTACCAATTAGCCCAATAATCAGATACCTTACCTTTTTCTTGTGCTTTTAAAATAAAGTCAATGGCACTTTGTGGGGCGGCTTCGTTGTCAAGGTAATTCAGGATAATAAAGTCAACATCGTTATCATTCATCAAATCGGTGTGAAACCAAAACTCACTTGATGGATTCCAATCCAAGAATATGGATTGCTTTGTCCTCATTGCAAGTTCGGTGTATGAATTGAAATCAATGTTGTTACACTCGTTAATGTACAAGCGGTCACGCCTTGCACCCCTTAACTTGGATGAATTATCCGCACTAAAAAACTCAATGAAACTTTCATTTCCGAAAGTGTACCTAAAATCACTTGCGTTCCAACTTGTGTCAATCCATCGGTTTGTTTCTTTCATTATCTTTTTGAAATCCCTTATTGCACCCCTTTTTAGGTGTGGTATGGATTCAGCAACAATGGATGTTTCGGTGAATGGGTTTTTGATTGCATAATCAATTTCAATGGGGATAATACCAAATGTTTTCCCAGCACTTGAACCACCCTGAACGCCCTTGACAAACTTTTTGAGTTTCAATAATTTGTTTATCGCAGTTGTCCTTATAAACATTATTCAGGGAATAAAGGTTGTTCAATAATCGTATTTTCAACTTGTTGCTTCGGCAATCCGTAGCCTGAATCCATCAATTGTTTATAGGCATTTACATCACCCTTACGGGCTTTATTTAACAATGCCAAAGTCATTAAATCTTCTTGGCTTAAATGCTCATCAATGCCAGTAATCGGGTTCTTGGCGTTCTGCATTGTTTCCAACCATTTACGGGCAATGGTGCTTCGGTTCTTGCTTCCCTTTGGTCGTCCGTTGGGGTTTCTAATTTCGCCTGGTTTTGCGGGTATTAAGTAATCTTTGTTTTCCATAGTTTTGCTAATTATTTACTAATTAAATTTAACAAGGTTTCAAAGCCGTGTTGGTTTATATAACCATACCCATTAGCACCCATAGGAATAACATTCGGGCAAGTGTTAAAAACCTCCAACATTCTTTTTATTTTTAAACCTTCGGCAATTGCAAAGGTCGATGATTGATTCCCGATAAATAACTTACAAGAATTTAACAAGGTTGCGGTTTGCAAGGCATTTTCAAGAATTATCCGTTCAGGTTTTATATAATGAATTTTACAAAAATTATCGTATTCGTGTTCCAAACCCACAAAAACAAAATCATATTTTGCCAATATGCGATAATCCACTTTGGGGTTGCGATAACGGTCGGTTAAATTAACAACGATAAGATTTTTATATTGTTCATCCATTGGAGCCTCAATAAATGGACCGCTTAAATCTTGCTGCAATTCGGGATATACATAACCGTGATTTCGCCTTAAATCCCCAGCGGCTATATTCAATCCAATCCTTCTAAATTGGTCGAAATTGTAATTTACCAAATTTCCATCGTGCTTTTGTACATTGGTAATATAACTTTGATATTCCAATAGTGGCTTTATGTAGTTATAAGTAGTTTCGTTTATACAAAATTTTCCACTGGAATGATTTGGCGTACCTGATATTTCATCGAACCCAACATTAAAATTTACCTTGGCATCGTTTATTTCCGCTGCACGTTTTACAAACGGCAATGAATAAATCAAATCGCCCAAGTGACCTGATTGCAAAACGCTAATCGTTTTTTTAAAGTTTTCCATAATTTCAAATCATTGTAAGCAGTTTTATCCGCTTGTTATTTATCGTATCAATGTTGTGATGTTCAAGACAATACTTATAATTCTTTTCACCAAGTTCCTTTCGGTTTTTAATCACCTCACCGATTATTGACCAGTCATTATTTTTGACAAATGTCACACCTTCATTATCTCGGTGGTTGGTGTATGGTTCAACTTCACTTACAAGTATCGGTAATTTATAGGCAGCCGCCTCAACTATCTTTAATTCTGATTTGTGCTTGTTAAAGTGGGTTTCAGTCAATGGGGCTAAAACAATATCAATGTGAGAATAATACTTACCGTAATTTAATACACTTGTAACCTCACCCACCCAAAACCAATCAGGTCGCTGACGGGTACCTGTGATTTGATATTCCATCTCTGCGGAATTTGGATCGGTTGAATTGTAACCGCAAAATAAAAACCTTGCGTTATACTTCTCACATATTTCCCCTATCTGCCCACGCAATAACTTGACATCTTCCAGGTGCGAAAACCCTCCAACGTAACCGATGGTTAAAGGGTGGTCATTCTTTTCTAACCATTGGTTTTCTTGGTGGTCAATGTAGTTGGGTAGTATATGTACATTGGGGTTTATTTCCTTTACTTTCTCTGCAAGTTGTGGCGTGGTTGTCCAAACCATAGATGCAG